TACTTGCATCGCATCTAAATCAGAAGTAGTAGCTCCAACTGAACCTGTAGTCCAAGTTTTCATTTTTCTACTTTCTGTTTGAGAAGCTCTGTACCTTACATGTAAGAAAGGTCTCTTAAGGTTTTTACCTAAAGATTGGTCATAAACCGTTGATGTACCAGCTGGAATAATAACTCCTCTAAGTGGAGCTACTGCATCTCTAGCGTTGATACTACCTCTTGTAGCTTTGTCATTTAAGTATCTAAAGTCAGACTTATAGAAATCATAAGAACCTCTTCTAAATCCAGAGAAACCTAAATTTAATGCCATATCTTCTTCGTTGTCGAATACTCCATAAGAAGTACCTCCAGCTCCGTAAGAATTCATAGAAGCTAACATGTCATCTATAGCTAGAGACGAAGCTCTATTTACGAACATCATATTTTCTTCGATAGCACCTTGAGAATCAAACTCAGCTAAGATAGCGTCAAACTCAGCTAAATCAGTAGCAGCGTTAACACCAGTAATACCAGTTGTGATATTTCCTCTTGTTTCAATAGCCGCAAATAAACCTTCAGTACCAATAGTGTTACCAGCAGTTAAACCACCGGCACCGTGATCAGCACCGTGATCCGCAGGAGTTACTGCTTTAACAGATTCTAACATCGCCATTTCTAAATAATCAGTAAATCTAGCTCTAGTATCACCTTCAGCTTTTAAGTACCATAAGTATCCGCTTTGACCTTCTTCACCTGAAATTTCAACCCAACCAATTTGAGAAGTATCAGATCCTGAGATCTCATAGTAATCTTTTATAATGATTGGCTTGTTAGAGAATGAAGTGTGAGTTGGTCTAACGTTTCCAAAACCATCAGTAGATGATGATGTTCCACCTTGACCAGATACACCTTTACCGAATTCAGAACCGATAACTAGTACCGTACAAGCTTTAGTTGAACCAGCTGTAAAAGCAGCTGCAGCACCAATATGTGAATCTTCGTAAGGCATACACGTTGCTTGTTTGTTTGTTAAATCAACAGCACTAACGTTACATTTAATAGAACCCTCAGCAGTTGCTACGATAACGATATCGTTGATACGTATACCTAGTTCTTCTGCTGCGATAGTGTTACCATCAATGTCAGTTGATATTGTAACAACACTAGTGTCCATAACTACTGTTCCAATGTAAGATAAGTGTAGTCTACCTTGTTCAGACCAAATTACTTGGTCGGACGCCATAGCCTCTTCAGCTCCTACTTGAGAAAGAAATCCTGAGATAGTTCTGTTTCCAAAAACTTCAGCTTCTTTTTCCATAAGATCTGGTAAAAATTGTTGTCCCCAGTCGTTTCCGTCTGCGGTAAAATCGATGTAGTTTGAAGATAGTGTTGCTTTTTTCGAAGCAGGCACACTATTTAAACTACCAGAGGTTCCTGAATGACCAGGACCCGGATTTGATATTGCCATTTTTTTTAAATTTTAATTTGTTATTTTTTACTTTTAATTTTAAATTTGAAATCAGCAGAATTATCACCTAACGCTCTTACTTTAATACCTCCGCTTTCCACTATACTACCGTGAGATTGTCTAGGGTCCATATCGATATTTTTAGATTTAGCGACACTATCTTTTAACGCGTCAGCCTTACCTTGTTCGTAAAAGTGGTTAGCAATAGCATCAGAATTCATAGCAGTATACAAGGCTTTGTGATAACCCTTAGCATCGTCCATTTGATTATCTTTGTTCAAGAACTTCTTGACAAAGTTATTAATGTCGCTTTGAGTTTCTTTTACACCGTCAGCATTCTTCACATTAAACCTATATCTCTTGTCTCCAACTTCATATTCAAAACCTTTGAACTTGTCGTTGAAAACATTATCAGTTTTATTTAAAAATGTTGATTTAGCTTGCTTCTGTACCTTCTGATTCATCTCTGATTCCTTGTTGTATCTATTGAAGAATTCAATTGCGCTCTGTTGCTCACTCGTGAGCTTTGAACCCATTTTGATATCTTCGTAGTATTTGGATTTTACACTTTCCAAGTGTAGCTTTGCTTCGGCAACTTGCTCCTTCATCGCTAATTTTTTTCTTCTAACATCTTTTTCCTCATCTACCTCTTCGTCGAAGGAGAACTTATCTTCCATGATAAAATCTACTTCATCGGACTCTAAGTGAGGTTTAGTTGTTTTATAATATTCTTTTAATAAAGTATGGTTATCCATTTCGGAGTAATCCTTGTTTAACTTTACGTAATCGTTTAAATCACCACCTGTCTCATCCATGAAGTTCATTAACTTTTGAACGTTCTCAGGTAGATCAATCCCAGTTTCTGTAGATTTAATAATTTCTTCTTCTACGATTTCCGCTACTTCTTCAACCTCATTAGTTACCTCTTCAATTACCGGGGTTTCTTCTGTTGGTTGTTCGGGAACTTTAATCTCTTCTGGAGCTTCTACTTTCTCAACTGGATTAGATAGATCAACCTTGATTATCTCTTCAGCTTTTTCTTTAAGCTCATTAAGATCTACCTTTACTGCTTCAGGTGTTTTTTCAAACTTTTTTGCTTTTGGTTTTTTAACCTTTAACTTCCCAACAGTTTCATCTACCGTTGGTTGCTCTTTTACTTCTTCTTTTGCCATAATATAATATAATAATAATTAATAATTTGTTTGTTTATTTTGGTTCAAACGCACCTAATCTCATTCCCCCACCTATAACGTCGTTTCCAGCGGATTCAAATGGTTTTTCTTTTGCTTTTTCTCTTTCCTTCATTAGATCTTTTTGTTGAGCTCCACTTACTTGTTGTCTACGGTCTTGTCTATTTTCTCTAGTGTTGTCTTTTTCTCTATTAGACTCAATATCCATGTTTTTCAGTTTCATGTTTATTTCGAACTCGTGATCCATTAAAGATCTTTTAACTTCAGCTTCAACTTGTAGCGTTTGTTGCTTCATTTTTGCTTTAGCTTGTTCTATTTGTATTTCACTTTGAACTAACGCTTGTTGTTTTTGCATTTCAGCTTGAGCGGCAGCTTGCTGTTGTTGAGCGTTTGCATCTGCCTGAGCCTTCATATTCTCTTGGGCTACTTGTTGGTCTTTAAGTTGTTTCTTTTTTCTTCTAAGTTTTAAAAGTTGGTTAGCTAGTTTAACGTTTTTAATATCTCTAAGATCTATAGCGTCTTCTAAATCTATTGTTTGTTGCGACAAGGCTACTTGTATATTGTTTTCCAACAATCCTTTTTGCTCTTCGTCTGGCTCTAAGTCTAAGAATATTCCGAATTCATACAAGTGTAATTCAGCCATCTCTTCTAGCGTAGCAACATTATGTGCTCCTATAGCTTGTATAAACGCGTCTTTTGTTGGAGAGTATTCTATAATATCAGAAATCCTCAAAGATAAAGCCTCGCAAACTTCTGCTGATAAAAATAATCCAGCGTTTAATATATGTCTTGTGGCTGTGTTTGAATTAGCCGCTGCCATCTTCTGTACACCAACTAAAGATCTTTCATCTGGAGTACTACCATCTCTAGCTTCGTTTAACCCGGTTGTATCCCTAATCATCTGTAGATAGTAGTTATATGTACCAATTAAACTCTGCATTTTTTGACCACCACCACTAGGTATTTCTTGAATAGGTATCTTACCAGGGTTTTGGTCCCCATCAGAAGTGAAACTTCTACCGATAATACTACCAGTTTGAAAATACATATTTAACGCTTCTTGTGGATTGTAATTAGTACCATTACCTAAATCAATCTCTGCTAAACCATCAGCATCTAAATATATACCATCAGGAGTCATTCTAGACATCACCTGTTGGAGCTTTAAATGTGTAAGCTGTATCATATCAGCAAAACCAGTAATTCTGCTTACAAGCGATTCTATTTTACCATTGTACATTCTAGGTGCCACTATAGAATAGTTCATTTTAACTTTTGTAAAATCACTTTTAGATCGCAACATATTTCTAGCTTTTTCCCACTTAAGCAACTTGTTAGTTCCTAGTATTAAAGCTCCTTCGTATAAGCACTCTATTTTTCTATCTAACTTTTCAAAACCACCTTCTTTACTTTCAGGTGGATTAAACATGTCATCTTTTTCTATAGCTTTGTATCCTCCGGTTCCAGTTTCTTTCATTTTATAAACCTCGCTTGCGAAAGTTTTGTAATTAAAATAAAGAACTGTTATTTTATTTTTGTCGTTATCGTAAGTGTTTTGTCTACCGGCTCTAGTCCTTCCTTTGTAATTGTTTTTATCAATACTCTCTAAGTCTTCTTCTGTTAGATCTGGAAACTGCTTTATTAACTCGTTTATAGGTATTTCTTTTATTTCCCCCACGTAATATATATCTTCAAAATAAGGTGAATCCGTGTAAGAATATATCAAATTAGCTGGATCAACATAATCTATAGTGACTCCCTCTGATTTATTAAAAGAAGTTTTTGTAGCAGCGATACCTAAAACAGTTAGATCGTAGTATATTCTTTTCTTTACTAGATCATATCTATTACCTCTGAGTAAAACATCTATAGCTTGTTCTTCAGCTATCTCAACAGCTTGTTTGTAGTTTAACTGCATGTGTAAAGCTAACTCGTCTTCGTTTTCAGGGAGGTCTTCTTTTTTGTTCTCGTAAAGATCTATATTCATAAGGTTCTGAGCCATTTCATTAAACTCAGCGGTATCCATATCTTTTTGTATAGACTCCATATACTTAGTTCTCCTCTCAACTCCAAATGGATCTTGAGAGTAAGCGTTGACCTTAAACAGTCTTTCTGTCATACCATTAACAACAATATCAACGAACTTAGGTATTATTGGGACTGGTTTCCAATCTAAATTAAGATAGGACAAATCACCGTTTATAGATAACTCATCCTTATATTTTTGTGTACCTTGTTCTCCTCTAGCGTACAAACGTAATTTGTGAAAATTGTTAGTATCTGTTAGGTATCTATTATTATTATATCCAGAGTCATTAAACCATTCGTTCTCTATGGCTTGAGCTACTTTTAAACCATACTCTTCGCTTAGTTTCTCTTGATCACTAACTATCTGACTTGGGAAGTTTGCGTTTCTCCTCATATTATTCTTTAATTAATCTTGATGTGTTACCTTTGTTTTGATAACGTCCTACATTTAAACTTATAGACTGCTTTTCTATCTTTGCGTTAGGAGCGTATAAATTCCTGTTACACCCCATAATAGCTAATCCAGAACTTATAGATGCATCAAATTTAGTTCTTTTGTTTATATCAAATCTACTCCAATCATTTAACGTTTCGTTAAAATATATGTTTCCATAATTTCCGTCACCTAGATGACCTACGTGCTGCTGTATATACATCTCAATAGCGGCGGCGTGTGCTTGTTTTATATCTTCACTTGAATTAGGTATTCCACCTATTTCTTTTTCTGTTACAGATAGTTTGTTCCAAAGCTTATCTGGTCTATTCATGGAGAAACCTCTATATCCTCTTCTTCTAAAATGGTACAATAACCTAGGTTTGTTATTCTCACAAAGTAATGGCATTCCATAAAACACGCAAGCCATTAGTACGTCTTCAAAAAATATCTCAGCTGTCTGTGGTCTAGCTACGTATTCTAAAAAGAAATGATTTGGCGGAGCGTCTTCCATGCTAAACTTAGTTAACCCGTGTAAAGCTCCGTTTGACCCTCTTTTATCAACTGTTCCGCTAATATCGTAACTGTCACAACCAAAAGCCCCCATGTGTTCGTTTGCAGGATATTTAATACCGTTTTTTAATATTATTTTATTTTGTAGGTTTTGAGGGGGAACCCAACTAACTTTAAACCTTCCTTTTGGGTCTGGGTAAAATATAACTTGTGTGTCTTTAATACCGTTTACCCATTGAAAATTACCTGTATTAATACTAACCCCTACTCCTTCGTTGTAATCTATCTGCTCGTATATTTTAACAAGGTTAAAGATAGAGTTTTTAGATTCATCTCTAAAAGCATGTTCTGTAGTTCTTGGGAATTGTCTGTAAAATTCATTTAATCCATCTTGATCAGATTTTAATCCTTCTACTTCGTTATTCCAATGCTCTATTATACCTACGTCAATTAATTCACCATCTGGTCCGAGGACATCATTATCTGGATTATCGAAAACTGGATATCCATGTTCGTCAATAAATCCTTCGTAGTTCCACTCCATTGGGATAAACAAAGAATATAAACCAGACTTTGTTTGGCTATTTCTATTTCGTGACGTGACATCTGACGCGTTGTATAGTTTTTTAAAATTGTCTCCACCTTTGTCTAATGCGTTTGAAGTTGAGCCCATCATACATTTACCAATTATCCTACTACCTAGTCGTAAACATGTTTTTGTAACTCTCCAGTTATTTAATATGTTATCGGGTCTTTCCCACTTACCACTTTCATCGTGAACTAATAAGTTTAATTTTTCTCCGTCATAACT